TAGCATACAATGATATTATAGTCAATATACAATTTAACGTTTCATGAAAAAGACCAACATCGCATATTTTAAAGCTCCAGCATCAGCCAACTTCGAGTTGGGGCAGGTGTTGGTGTCTGGCAGTCCACTCAAGGAAGAGTATACCGCCCTTGTAGCTACAGAGGGCAAGTTTACCGATAGCACTGATATCGAACATGAATTTAGTGCTGAGCGCCTAAATACAATTGTCGAGCATACTAACCGAGCCATCGATAGCGGCACAGTTGTACCTGTTTGCGCTGACCACAAAAAAGATATTCCAAATACCATTGGAAGCATTAATGGAAGAGCTTTTACTAAAGTTATTACCGAGGCAGATTTGCCTAATCCAAATAGCAAGCACCTTGTAGGAAAGCTTGGAATGTTTTTATCAGGGGTCAAAGTTGCAGCAGCCAAAGGAGTCGAAGCACTTAAGTCGGGTGTCAAATCAGTATCTATGGGGCTTAACCTCGACCCTAACGAACACCGAATTATGGAATTGTCTCTTGTACCTATTCCTGCTATTCCTAACATGGGCTTGTTTCATAAGAAAGTAAGCAAAGCCATGACTGCCAACTTTTCAGGTATTCCTGATAGTGGCAACGCAGTGACTTGGGACGAGCTTGATGCTAATGACCAAGCGATTGACGACCTTCAAGACGAATACAACGAAATTTGCCAGAAACTGTGGCTTCTACTAAAGAATGCCTATGATAACGATGCGATTAACATTGATAGCCCTGAAGTTTTGTTGCAACTGATTTACTCTCAGTTAAATGGATTCAGCGTCAAAATTATCGAACTACTCGGTCTGACTCAGTTGATGCAACAAATGAATCAACAAGCACAAGCTGGTGTACAAACCCCACAAGACCAAGCAGCGCAGACTCAGGCACAACTACAAGGCGGCGCTGAAAGTGGCATGACAATTCCTCAGTTGCAGCAACAGACTACCTATAAACGTGGCAACAATAGATTGGCTCAGTTCAACTTGTCGATAAGGACAACCAAGAAGTATGTAAGAGGAAGCGGAGCCAAATGTTAGATAATGCAGAATTTATTAAATCTATTAAAGGCAGTAGATTTGTAACAGGAGAGTCTGTTAGACCATCTACAGTAAAAGATAGAGCTGCTGATAGAGGGTTAGGCTTAGCTCGACGAATCAACATTCCCACTAACAAACGTGAGTTTAATACTGATAAGCCTTTGGTTACTCCTGCACCTACTAACAGAGCAGTTTCCAGCAAAGGAAGTGTACCTGTCAACCCTAAAGCTGTAATGCAAGAGCGTAATCAAGCTCAGATTGATGCCTTACAGAAAAAAGAGTATCTAAAAACTTACTTGAAAGATAAAGGTACTGGCACAACCTCTAAGCCTGAAACTGTAACCAGAGCTAAATACAAAATAAGCTCTGAAAGAAGAGAAGTGCCTGTTGACCGACCTATTGTAAATCTTGATGGTACTGTGACTACTAGAACAGAACCTAAAACTAAACGAGAAAAACCTCTTACACAAGAAGAAAAACTTGAAAAAGCTAGATTAGCTGGTCAAGTTGCTGGGACTAAAAGAACTGCTGCTCAACAAACTTTTGAAGAAGAATTTCCAAAAGAATCTAAACCTACTGGAGCAGATAAAGCTAGATTTGATGCAGAAAAAAAGGCTGAAGCTGAAAGGTTGCGGCGCGAAAAACTAAGAGAAAACTATGTCGGCAGTGAAGGTAAGCCTAATGTACCTTTAGTCACTCCAGCAGTTAATTTTATAGGGGATGCTTACCAAAAATATGTAAAACCAGCACGTAATGCTTTTCGTCGTTCAGTAGCTGAACCTCTTATTGCTAAGGGGATGACTGAAGACCAAATTACAGGAACTCTTGCGGGTCTTACTGTCGCCCCCATTGCAGTCGGTACTTTGGCGTACAACGATTATCAACGTAAAAAAGACGAAGAGAAAAAACTAACTGAAATCGAAATCAGACGACAAGCAGTACTAGACCGCAGAGATGCGATAATTAAAGAAAGACAAAACAAATTACAACAAGAAATGGCTAAATATAACCGCAAACCTGACTCAATCTATGCTACTTTTCTAAATTCTTATGAAAAAGCAGTGGCTGAGTTCCAAGACCCTGCAACTATTCAGCGTTTGATTCAACATGGTAGCACCTACATCCCTCAAGACAATACTGGAGTTGTTAGCCTTGAGAAAACCTTGCGCGGCAAGATGCAGAAAAAGAAGTTGAGAGAGCCTCGCCTACCTGCAAGTATGGGTGTTAAGGAAATCAATGCAATGATTGAATCTGGTAAACCCGTAGGCAAGTACTTCAATAAAACTATCCGTAAGTCTGCTGAGTTTAATGCAGCAAATCTTGGCGCACGTATCGGCTTATTAGCTGGAATTGCTAGAGGTGCTGGAGTAGGTGAGTCTGAGGAGGAGAAAGCTGCTACTGGTGTTGCTTCTAGAGTAGCTAAAGTAGTTGGTTATGGCGGTTTGGGTAGAGTTGCAGGTGCTGGAATCGGCAATGCTGCTGGAAGTGCGTCTGATGCTATCCGTAAGAAGTTTGCAAAGAAAGCTTTACCCCCTAGTAGTAATTATAGTGCTAGTTTTGGTCTTTTGGATGGTACAACTCGCCTTCTCAGTAAAGGTAAAAATATAGCAAAAAACGTACATGAACGTGTAAAAAATCCTGACTGGGATGCTGTGAACGCTGCTAACATTGGTCGTGTCGCTGGGGCTACAGCAGGAGCTATTGAAGGTTCTGGTCTTGGGGAGTCTCAGGAAGAGCGTGAAAAGACTGGTTTGATTACTCGCGCTGCTAAGGTAGTTGGTCTTGCTGGTGTTGGTGGTAGCCTTGGCGCTCATGCTGGTGGTGTTGTAGATTTAGGCAGAGAACGATTCAATTATGCTAAAACTGGAAGAATTGAGCTTTCTAAAACTATTCGCAAATCTGCTAGTTTTAATAACTCCTCTGCTATGGTAGTTAGTCCTGCCCCTGACCCCACAAAATCCGCCAATCCCAAAACCAAATTACCATTAAAAGGTGTTGTTGGTGCTGGCGTTGCTTTAGGTGGTGGTTTACTGTTAGCCAATTCTCTACTGAAAAAGAAAAAGAAAGAGGAAGAGAATGCGTAAATCTGCAAACTTTGCATTGAACGCAGTCAAGTTAGGCGCAGGTGTAGGTGCTGCGGCAGGTTTGCTTCGCGGCACTGGTATTGCCGAGTCTGAAGAAGAGCGTCAATCTACCACCGCAAACGAGCGTCTGGGTAAAGTACTTAGTAATGCGGCTGCTGGTTCTGGGATAGGTGCTGCTGCTGGATTAGGCGTAAACACTATTCGAGGTCGTTTGCTTGAAAAAGAACTTCAAAAGCCTTATGTATCAAAAGTAACTGGTAAACCAGCAGTTAGTATGGATAAGGAGTTTGTAGAGGAACTGAAATCCCCCACACCACCAACAGTCGCAACACCTGAACCAACACCTATTAAACGCGATGTACCTCAACCACCGTCCAAAACACCAGAAGAACGTGCTGGAGCCTTAAAGAGAGTAGAGAGGCAGCAACAAAAGTCTAAAGGTGTTCGCAAAGCTGTTCGCAACATACTAGACCCTAGAGAAGCAGAAAGAGAACGTATCATTGGTTTGCGCCAAAAAGCTGTTGAAACTGGTCAACCTATACCCGAAACCATTTCATTGCGCGAGAAATGGGAAGCTAGGTCTAGAGAATTGCAAGACAAAATCAAAACTAGAGCAAGACAAGATACGCAGATACTCAAAGGTTGGTTGGGTATGTCGCGAACCATCCGTAAGTCTGCCAATTTTATAAAACGTCAGAAACTGCAAGCGGAGTTTGGTATTGTTGAGGATGTTGGTAGAGTTGTCACTAAACCTTTGGCAAATGCAGTAAGAAAAGCATCTAAGCGTGTTGGCGGAGAAAATGTAGCGGCTCGATGGGTGACCCGTAAGGCTGCTAATTACAACCAGAAGGCAAAGATGCTCAGCTATGCTCAAGAAGGTCTGCATGGCACTGCTAACGCTTTGGATAGCGATACTGCTGCTAGAATTGCTACTGGAGTTGGTGTGGCTGGTACTGGGCTGCTTGGTGCAAAATTACTAAGCAAAAAAGATAATCTTGAAAATAAGACAACATAAAAACATGAAACACTTCGCAAGCTTTATATCCCCACTTTCCCAAGCTGATAATAACTCTTTCCTAAATAGGCTCAAAGTACCTCTTGCTGGAATTGGAGCTGGGGTCGGTTTGTTAGGAAGCCTTGCACTTAGTAGAAAACTTGGCAGATAACTATTGATTCTTAAACCCTTCTAAGAATTTGTTATTCAAATCTGACTTACGTTCCGATAAATTATATAAATACTGGTCTGCGGTAGGTCGCTTATCTTCCTGACCAAGCCAATTTTTAGGGAACTTGGATTGGTACTTATACACTTGAACATTACGGTCTTCTTCAGGTAAATTAGCATGAGATTTGTACCTTGCGGCTCTACCAATTACTTGATTAATTTTCTCGTCGTTGAAGTGAGGCTCAAGAATGTGAACGCCTCTGGTTCCTTTTAGGTCTAATCCTTCCCCGCCAGCAGAAGATACAAGCAAGGTATTCAATCTGTCATTATTGTAGTCGTCCAAAACTCGGCGCTGGTCTTCTGGTTTAATGTCTCCACGAATTTCCCCATACTTAACATTTGGGTCAGAGCCTAGACGCTGCTTAACATCCTCAAGACCGCTATCTAGGTAGTTGGAATATATAAGGTTCTTTTGATACTTATTTTCTGCAATATTTTGTAAAATCCGTGAACTCTTAGAATCATATTGTTTTTCACCTGCTCGGTAGTATTTTCTTGCGGTATTAGAGGCTTGCCTATTTAAGTTAAGGAAAGTATTGAGCTGTTGTGCGTCTTTTTCATTTGCAGCTTCTTGACCACCGCTATTTAGAATGTTTCTTACCTTAGATGGTAGTTGTGAATAGGTTTGTTTATATAACTTGAGTTGATTAGGGTCTAGGTCTACATCTACACGCTGTTCATTTACAGTGGGGTAATTGCTTCTGTCTTCTGGAGAGTAATAGTCAACGTATTGTTTAGACTTGTTGTAGTAATCCTCTAAATTCTTAGGTTGAATTGTCGTGGTAGGTCGCGCACCTTTGAATACGCGGTCGATAAGGTTGGGCTTAGTAGTTCTCTTTTCTGTATATGCGTCAGTGAACCCTCTACCACTCGGTAATAAGTCTTCACCACTAGCTATGTTAACTAAAGGAGCTATGTCTGAAGCGCTATTTTGTATCGGTGTCCCACTCAGCAATAATGTTTTATTCGCTTTGCGTGATGCTGCTAATAGTCCTTGGCTTCTTGCGGTATTGCTATTGCGGAGTTTGTGCGCTTCATCCACTAGAAGGAATTTGTCGGTAGTGTCGGGGTTGTCTCTAAGGAATTTTTCGTATGAATAAATGTCATACTTTCCCCTAGCTCCGTATGTTTTTAGCTCTTTGCGAAAGTTGTCTTGAAGCTTTGCAGGTGTAACAACTACAGTGCCATTTGTACCATACTTTTCTGCCGCATTGATACCAGTGATAGTTTTACCACTTCCAAGACCATGATATGCAATAAGACCACGTTGATTGGCAAGTTTGTCTGCTACTCGCTGTTGATGTTCTTGAAGTGTAATTGGCTGTCTCTCGTCAGCAAAGTCTGCAAAGTGTTTCATGTTATCTAATTGGCATACTGTTTTTTCTGTTTTGTTGCCATTGCCAGTTTTTATAAGCTTTGACAGGATTAGCTAACGTTTTACGATTAGCGGCAAGTAGCCCAAGTCCAGTACCAGCAACTAGACCAATTGTAGACCGTTTATTGACTTCATCAATGTATGGTTGATTTTGTTCTCTTAAAGAATTATTTTTATCTGTATACTCTTTGTAAAGGTTATCAAGTTCTTGAGGGTTTTCTTGGGCTTTATCGTGTCGGTTCCAAAAGTTTGTGTTCAACTCATTAAATTGGTTATCAATTTCAGGCTTACGTCCAATCTTATTACCAATATAGTTACCTGCAAGACCTCCAGCTAACCCAAGACCAATCGTAGAACCAATACCAAAATTAGCTCTACCCCTTAAATATTTTTTACCTAAAACAAGACCTACACCAGTTCCGACTAAAGCCCCACCTTGAGTCAAATATTTTTCCTTTCTAGCTTCTGGTGTATTGATATATCTATCGTAGTCACTTAAAGCTTTTTGTTTGAGAATGTCATTTTGAGGGTCTTTATTCCAAGACTCTTGCGACTGATTATATCCAAGATATTCAGGTGTTTCTTTAGGTTTACCTGCAAGAGCTTTACCAGCACCATACCCAAGCAATCCTCCACCGACTAGAAGTGCATTTCTACCAACACCTTTGGCTACTTCATTCCCAAAACTAAATTCTGCAAAATGTTTCATATCTATCTAATAGTATTATTTACCAATTATACACTTACGGGAAAAAGCCATAAATAATGCCATGCTGAGAATTTAGTGTGGCATTATTAGTTTAATCCTAAAAAAGAAAATAATAAAAATGGATGAAGAACAAGATTTAGGCGCTCAGGGCGCTGGTATGGAAGGAGCGACCGAACTCAATCCTACCAATGCTTTTGGCGAATTACTTCTAGACTTAATTGAAGCCCAATATGAAGGCGACATTGATGCTGGTGTACAAGCTCTCGTTCAAGCTACTGGTTTGAGCGAAGAAGACGTAACTGGCTACATTAGCGGTGAAAATATCGTTGATGATGCTGACATTCTCGAAGCAATGATTGGAGCTTTCCCTGACGCTAACGACGAAGATATTCAAACTATTATCGAAGTTGCAAGCGGAGTTGAAGAAGCTGACCGCGAAGCTCTAGAAGCACAATATGAAACCGAAGGCGCTGAAGGAGGCGCAGAAGAACCAGCTATGGCACAACAAGGCGCAGATTATGCGGCTGCTTATAATCCCGTAATTCAAGCTAACTTTAATAAACAAGTAGCCGATGAAATTCAACGTGTACGTGCAGAAAACGAAGCTCTTCAAGCTAACTTTGCACAAGCTCAATTTGAAGCTCAGCTTTCCCAAGCATTGACTGACCTCGATGCACGTATTAGTCAAGACGTAGTTGACGGTATTATCACTCCTGCAATGAAAGAAGCTCTGATTGGGAACTTCTCTGACCCTCGTAAGAGAGTTGCACAGTTTACAGGAATCGCTGAGACTAACGGCGCGCGTGATTTGCAGGAACAACTCAATATGTCAGAGTTTGCTTACTCTCTATTGCGTAACGTTGCAAATGTCACACAATTCAAAGACTTTTCAGTGTCTGCTGAAGAAGTTGCGACTGCCAATTTCTCAAAATCACTTGAAGAAGCTGCTGCGGCTGATTTGGTGGCTATGGGTCTGGATTTTGGACTATAAGGAGCATAAAACACAATGTATCTAACCACTCAACAAATTACTCGCAACGGTCGAGCTATTATCTTTAATGCGGCAGCTAAAAAAGTCGCAATTGACGCTGTTCAGATTAACAGCGCCGATATTCAACTTAATGCTGAAGGAAAAGTTGTTGCTCCTGAAGGCTCGTTTATCTCAACCACTGGTACATCTGGTGAAAGAGTTGCTCGTTTCCTTCCTCGCACTCGTTTAAATGCTGCTACTGCTACTAACTCTCCTACTATTCAATTGAAGAGTCCTTGCTCTCAATTTAAGGTTGGCGATGTACTGTACGCAAAGCATTGTTACGCTCGAATCAAGTTTATTGGAACATTTGCAACTGGCGATGTAATTACCGCAAAAATCGCTGGTGTAACTTACTCGGCAACTGTAGGCGCTACTCAGACTGGTGCTGGTGCTGCTGCTGATTTTGCAACTGCAAATGCTGCTGCTCTCTTGACTGCTGGTATTACTTACGCTCAAGTTGGTTCTACTGCCGTAGCAACTATCTACGCTAACGATTCGTACGATGTTTACTTTACTACTTCTGGCGCTGCTGGTCAAGTAGTTGTTGAAACTACCGAAGCAGGTTACTTGGGTGACAATCTCACCCCTCTTGGTACTATTCTAGCTATTGGTGCTGAAAATGCTACCACAGGTGTTCGTTCTGTGACACTTGCTGCAAACGCTGCTCAAGCTCTGCCTATCAATTCTATTGTTGGTATTAACGTTGCAGAAGTTCTCGGATTGTATCCTGACCCTGTAGACCTTACTGGTGAACCAAAACGTGACGTTGCAGTTATTTCTGAAATTGCGGGTATTTACCAAAATAACCTGCCTTACATCGACCTTCAACTGAAACGTCAGTTTGGTCTTCACCTGCACATCAAACCATTCTTCAACAAATAGGAGAATATACAAAAAATGGCATATATTGAAAATTTCCTAAAAGAAGGACGCGCTGCAAAAGCTGCCGACCTCGTTGTAAACAATACTCTCCGTCAGTTAAAGGAACGTTCAAAAGTTCTCAATACTTACGTTCCTCTTATTGAGAAGACTGGTCGCGATTGGTTAGCATACATTTCGACAACTGTTGACCCTATTGCATCTCTAGTTGCTACTGGTCAGGATTATCCTGAAGCCAAAAAGGGTGACTTCAGCAAAATTCAAGCTCGTAACTACAAAGCTGCGATTGCCTATCACTGGGACGAAGATACCCAGTGGAGAATGGCTGAGGTTTCGGAACTTGCTAAGATTCGTGGAATCACTATCCAGAATATCCAAGTTTCTGAAGGTAAGGTACAGCTAGGTCAAGATAACGAGCTTGCCAAAAATATCTTTGGTACGCTTGCTTCTCTCGTTCGCGGTCATATCAACTTGATTGACTATCTTGCATGGCAGACATTGCAAACTGGTAAGATGCAGTATACTGACCAACGCACAGGTCTACGCGCAGATTTGGACTGGACAAAAGCAATTGGTATTCGTGCTAACCACTTCCCATTCCCTATTTATCAAACCGACTTTAACGGTACTGAAACTGTTGATAGTTTGAAGCGTGACTGGACTCAACATGAAACTGCTGACCCTCTGCAAGACCTTGCAGACATGCACACTCAATACAAGTACACCAATGGCTTCCCTGCTGACGAAATTGCAATTTCTGAGCGCTTGCTCCTGAACATCGCTCGTTGTAAGTCTGTGAAGGAAGCTGTAGTTGCTGCTAACGTTCTTGGTAATGTTATCACTGGTACTCCTTCGATTGACCAAATCAACGAAGTAATGAGTCGTCGTTTCTTGCCTAAGTTTGTTCTAGAAGATGGACAAGTAGAGCTTTCAGACGCAAATGGTCAGTCGGCTCCTACTCGCTTGTTAGACGAAGGTACTGTTGTGTTCTTGAGCCGTCAAGGTCAGTACAATCGTATCTTGGGTGGAACTATTGAGAACAATCAGCGTAGTGGGATTTTTCAGCGCACATGGCAGAAGACCCCAATTTTAGATATCAGCGAGTCAGTTTCGATGCAACTCATAGCTGCCCCAACCATTGCCAAAGTCGGAATGGCGCGTAAATGTGCAAAAAATACGAATATTGCATCTTCTGTTTCTTTAGCTGATTTTCAGCAATACGATAGTTCTAGAGGTCAGATAGTCATTTCCTAACCTTAGTTGAACTAACTAAAAATTAAATCCCTCTTCCGACGTATTGTTGGACTAGGGATTTTTGTTATACTAAATATGTGGATACCGATAGCTACGGGAAAAGGTTTCTGGAACCCTGCCACTTTCTAATTTTCCAGATTAACCAGTAAAAATTAATGACAAAAGTTCAAGGTATTTATAAAATTACCAATATAGTAAATGGTAAATTTTATATAGGCAGCAGCGTAAATTTAAAAAATAGGTTGGCAAATCATTTTTCTAAGCTTAGAAACAATAAGCATTCCAATATTTATTTACAAAGGGCTTTTATAGTTCATGGAGAAGCTAACTTTAAAGCTGAAATTGTAGAAGTGACTGATAATCTACACCAATCTGAATTACTAGATATAGAACAGAAATATCTTGATGATATAGAGGATTGGAATACCTCCTATAATCTGACAAAAAATACCAAAGCTTTTGGGACTATATATGCAGATGAAACTGAAAAAAGAGCTAAAAAATCTGCCAGAGTAATAGGGAAGAACAACCCCTTTTACGGTAAGGCTCATTCCCAAGAAAACAAAATGCTTATGACCGAATCGAAAAGAAAAAGAGGAGGTAGTGCCTATAGAAAATCTGATAGTGCAAGATGGGAAACAAGTATTAAGGTAGATAAAAAAGCAATTTATCTAGGGTCTTACGAAACTGAGAAAGAAGCTTGTTATGTAAGAATTTTAGCTGAAAAATTTTACTGGGACAAAGATGATTCTGTAAAAGAAGAATTAGATAAGGTTCAATTAAGCAGCCCCAAAAAGTCTAGAAAGCTACCGTCTGGTGTTTACAAAAAAGGTAAATATGACAAGTACGAAGCTCGGTTAGTTATAAACAAGCAAAAAATCTATATCGGTACGTTTAATACTCCAGAGCTTGCACACGCAGCCCGACTCGCAGCCGAACAATCTCTGCTATTATAAATACATCTACACTTATACAAAAATGACCCAGAAGACACCCCCACGCATTTATCGCATCTTCCCTGCGTATATTAACTCAGACGGTCACACTGTCTTAGCAGGTGAGTATAAAGAATATGAAATCAATCTTGATGAAGCCAGAGCCAAATCGACTGCAATCCTAGTTAACGCCTCGGACTTTCAAAATATCCAACCCACAACCGCAGCTCCCGACATCAACTTCATCGCAAGCAATGACGTTAGTTTCCAAAACATCCCCGTCATAGTCAGCGTCAAAAAGCTTAAAATCAACTCTTGCGAACCTTCCGAAATTGAAGCTCTCAAGTTCGTTGGCAAAGTAGCGACCCAAAAAATTACCGAAGCTCGTAAAGATGCTAAAATTGAATCATATTCACAACTAGACCGCATCGCTCCACTCAAGAGCAAGAAATGGGAAGACATCGCCGTTATCGACTTTGAACTGCCCGACCCCACTCATGGTC